CAAGGAAGTGATGCAGAAAATTCAATCAGACCATCCACGAGCGAACTTGAGTCGCTATACCTAAATTATGCCCGCTAAAAAGAAAAACGGAAACGGTAACGGAAAATACGACCACTATTCTGTAAAGCAGATGAAAAGACGTAAACCTATTAACCTTGAGCACCTTAAAGTAATTGAGCCACTAACACCTAATCAGGAGTTAGTCTTCAAAGCATATGATGAAGGACAAAACCTTGTCTTACATGGTGCAGCAGGCACAGGTAAAACTTTTATCAGTTTATACCTAGCAATCCAACAGGTATTAGAACCCTCCTCACCATATGAAAAAGTTTATATGGTCAGGTCTCTTGTGCCTACAAGGGAGATTGGTTTCCTCCCAGGTGACCATGAGGATAAGTCAAACTTATATCAGATACCATATAAAAACATGGTGAAGTTTATGTTTGAAATGCCTGATGATAATGCATTTGAATCACTCTATGCTAACCTCAGAAACCAAGAGACTATTTCTTTTTGGTCTACATCATTCCTACGTGGTACTACATTAGATAATTGTATTGTTATAGTGGATGAATTTAGTAACTTGAATTTTCATGAATTAGATAGTATAATAACAAGAGTGGGTCAGAATACTAAGATTATTTTCTCAGGAGACTACGCACAATCTGATTTAGTAAAGAGTAACGAAAAGAATGGAGTCTTAGACTTCCTTAAAATCATACAGACAATGCCTTCATTCACATGCACTGAGTTTGGTATCGATGATATCGTTAGGTCTGGTCTCGTTAAGGAATACCTTATCAGTAAAATTAATATGGGATTTAATTAATGTTTAATTATGTGGGCACTCCTCTTGACTTAGAGGACTTAGAAAGTAAGACTCTAAATCATGGACGTTTCTATAAACTAGATGACGTTTGGGTACCTAGTGTGACAACTGTAGTAGGTCATCAATCCAAGCAAGGTATACTTGACTGGGAGAATCGAATCGGTTATACTGAAGCGGAGAAGATACGACGTGCTGCTGCATGGCGAGGCACTAAGTATCATTCCATCGTAGAATACTATCTAAGAAATGAATCTGAGAAAATTAAGGAGAGCAAAGGTCTTGCCAAATACCTTTTTGGGGCTAGTCGTGAGACTCTTAATCGGATATCTAATATTCATGCTATTGAAACCCCTCTTTTTTCTCGCAATTTATATCTGGCTGGGCGTGTTGATTGCATTGCTGAGTTTGATAATGAGCTTAGTATCATAGACTTTAAAACTACTGGCACATTAAAGAAAGAAAAATACCTAGAGAAATACTTCGTGCAAGAAGCAGCATATGCTTACATGTATTGGGAGTTAACTGGTATAGAAGTTGATAAACTTGTCACCATATCTGTTGCAGAAGATGGACAGACACAGGTAGTTGAGAAGTATGATAAAGTTCCTTACATCAATACCCTCATTGAGTGGATAAAAGACTATCGATATTACACTGAGGGATTAAAATCATGAAGGAAATTGAAGAAAAATTTATGACTCAGGGTAAGTTTACCGCTCTCGTTGAGAATCGTGTTAAAGATAGCAGTGGTCTCATCAATTACATTGAAGCAGTTACATCCATATGTGAAGAGTTAGAGATAGATGTCACTACAGTTAAGAAGTTGATATCTAAACCACTCAAAGATAAAATACAATGGGATGCAGCAAGACTAAATTATATTAAACGTACAAGTAAAGCAGTTTTAAACCTATGAATGAAGACGAAAGTTTCTTTGAATCCGATGTAGTTCAGCAAGAGTTGACCGACATACAGGAGACATACACACAACTACTAAAGATATCAGCAGGACTTGCTGATTTTTCTCCTAGAGAGAGACTAGAGCACATAGAAAAAACACTTGAGTTAATTGCTAAACAGAAAGTATTTTACTCACGTCTTGCTCTTGCGTCACATAATATATCAGGAGATGAAAACGATGAGGAAGCAAGTTTTGTTAAAGAAAAGATAGATACTTTATCTGCACAGTATTCGGGAGGACTAAACCTCATGCTAATACTACAACAGATGGAAGACAAACTAAGAGCTTGGAGAAAGGAGTTAAAAGATGCCGAATCCTAATCAACTTTACGAAGATGCTGAGAGACTTAATGACCTCTTTGAAGAGTTACTTTGGGATGCAGACGACGAATTGTTTTTTACTCATGACGGAGAGAAGGTAATCATATATAACATGTCGCAACAGGGACTTGACAAGTCCTAAATAATATGTCATCATTATACGGTGGCAAATACAACAAAACAAAACCACAACGGAGAAATACAAATGTCATTCGCATCGCTTAAGAAAAAGTCTGGAAGTTTTGACAAGCTTACCAAACAGATTGAGAAGATGTCTAAACCTCAGGGCGCAGGACCTGATGAAAGACTCTGGAAACCTGGGGTCGATAAGTCTGGAAACGGATATGCAATAATTCGATTCCTTCCTGAGCCAGATGGTGAAGACCTACCATGGGCACAAGTTTGGAGTCACGCATTCCAAGGTGCAGGCGGTTGGTATATTGAGAATTCACTCACTACATTGGGACAAAAAGACCCTGTTGGTGAATTGAATCGCACCCTTTGGAATTCTGGTCTAGACCAAGACAAAGAGACTGCTCGTAAACAGAAGAGGAAACTCTCCTACTACAGCAACATCTATGTTGTTAAAGACCAACTCAACCCAGATAATGAAGGAAAGGTCTTCCTATACAAGTATGGCAAGAAGATTCATGATAAGATTGTGAGTTCTATGCAACCTCAATTCGAGGATGAAGAACCTATCAACCCATTTGATATGTGGAAAGGTGCGGACTTCCGTATCAAGATACAAACCATCGGTGGGTATTGGAATTATGATAAGTCTGACTTCGCACCTGTCTCTCCTCTAGGGGGATTTGATGACGCTAAGTTAGAAGAAATTTGGAAGTCACAACACTCTCTAAAAGAGTTTACTGACCCTGCCAACTTTAAATCATATGAGCAACTAGAAGAGAGACTCAACACTGTGTTGAATAAGTCTGCTCGTGCTACAGTTCGCTCATTTGACGGTGAAGAAACAGAAGCAGTGTACGCAGAAGAAACTGTCACACAACCTTCCACACCTAGTGGATTTGGTGATAAAGTAAAAGAGTTAAGTCAGACTCCTAGTAGTCCTGACCTTGATTACTTTGCATCACTAGCTGAAAACGACTAATGAAAATACTGGTTGCTTTACTCGCATCTTTAACTGTTGCACCCGCAGCAGAGGCACTTACTTGGAAGGAATTCTGGGAGCCATTTGTTGAGTATGGCAACCATTATCATCATCATACTCATCGTTACTACCCACCACATCGTTACGAGGGTCCTCGTCGATGTATGGAAGAAAGAATCATTAAAGAAAAAGTATGGGTACCTGGGACGTGGTTATCTCCCACATATTTTTCAGATGGATATGTTGAGCATCGCTCACGTATTATTACTGTACCTTGTGGTTACCACGAGCATCATTGACCCATATATTATTTGACTTTCAGTTTCAAAAAAGGTCGAAAAAAAACTCGGGGTAAAAATTGCCCTGTAGGGTTTTTCATAAAATTATCATGACACACTACAAACCGTATTCACCAGAATGGCATAGATATCGCTATCTTAAAGAATCGCTCGATAAATACTTTGACGAGTATGTCGAGAATGAAGTCATTCTTGCTGATATACATGATATTCTACAAACTCGCTCAGATGCTGCAAAAGCAGAATTCGAGAAAGTTAGTGAATTGAATGCAAAACTAAAATAGAGTTAAAATGCTATCAACCCAATATCGCTTGCGACTTGATAAAGTCTGCAAACTTATTGTCGAAGGAAAAGACGTAGATTTGACAGAAATGATATGGGCACAAAAATTAGCAAAATCTAACACCACTGCTGCTACATGGTTGCGACAAGCACGACAGCGAGCAGCAAATCCCGACATGAAGAAGGGAGGGACGGACGATTTTCTGAATAAGATGGGATTAGGCGAACCCGACCCATCTGACCATCGACAGGGGTTCGACAGTGCTGATGATATCAGTGACTGGTTTAATCGTAAAAAACCTGATGATTGGAGACAACGTGACTAAACCTGTAGAAAACTACGAGCAACTAATTCAGCGTTTTACAAAACGCACAATGCAACTCGTTGCTAGACAAGATGAGTTGAAGGGGTGGTATGAAGAATATGTTAAAAATGAAAATGACCTAAAACGTTTAGAAGGGTCAATGCAAGCAATAGAATATGTTGCCTATGGCAAGATGCCTGGGGACGGTAATCATGATAAGTTTAAAGACCATAAACCAGACTACGGTAAAATTCCTGAGAGGTATTAATGCTATCATTCCTATTTTCAATGGCAGGGTTATTAAACCTGTTATTCTACATTTTTGCAATCGGTTTTGTTATCTCATTGGTGCTAGAGCAGATTCTTAAGTTTAGACCTTTATCTGTTGACGCATCTATGAATGAGAGAAACAATTATATAGTCCAAACTAATAGAAAGTATTGTTGGAGACAAGCATGGGTAACCAATCTTTATTGGTTTGCATGTAATGTAGGTTTATATTTTATATCAAGGAATATGGCAACACCAACAGATAACTTCTGGAACGGATTATGAAAATTG